TACGCGCCGATGCAGTACGGCCAGCCGAGCGAGTCCTCGCAGACGGTGCGCGAGCGCGTGGTGATGATGTGGGAGGCGCGGAACTTGGTCGAGAATTGTCCCGAGGTTAAGGAGGTCTCGCGCAAGTTCGGCAATTACCTGACGCCGACCGAATACTCGGCAACGACTGGAGACCGAGACTACAACGCGACCGTCAACGAGTGGTTCCATACGTGGTGCAAGCAGGCCGACGCGACGGGCCGCAACTCGTTCCGCAAGCTCGTGCAGCTGGCCGCGGAGAATCGGCCGGTCGACGGCGACTGCGGCTTCGTCATCCGCCGCGTGGGCGATGGGCTCAAGCTCCAGCTGGTGCCGGCGACCCGCATCGGCAATCCAAACGAGATGGGCCTCGACTCGGAGAACTACTTCGAGGGCGTCATAACGAACGAGTTTGGCGTGCCGGTCGCGTATCGCATTTACCGCGTGACGCGCGAGGGCGTTTACTTCGGCGCGGAGGACGTGCCGGCTGGGAACTTCTGCCACTACTTTGACCCGTTCCGCGTCGATCAGTACCGCGGCGTCACCGACTTTCACGCGGCGATCCAGACGGCGCGGATGCTGCACGAGATCCTCCAAGCCGAGAAGGCCGGCGTGCGCTTCGCTTCGCAGCAGGCGGCGCTCGTCTTCACGGACCGCGGAACGGCCAACGCGCGCAACCTCTTTACTCCGACCCCGAGCGCGACGCTTCCGAGCGGCCAGCAGCAGAAGAACGAGCTTTCCGAGGTCGGGATGATCAAGTACCTCGGCCAAGCTGACCGCGTCGAGACGATGCCGGCGCGGCCGAGCACGGCGTTCACGGGCTTCATCGCGCATCTGATGCACGAGCTCTCGATCGCCGTCGGCATCCCGAAGGGCGTCCTCTTCGGCACGCAGGACTACGCCGGCCCGAGCGTCCGCGCGGAGTTTGCCGCGGCCGACCGCGTGTTCGCGCGGCATCAGGGCGTGCTCGTCGACAAGGTGCTAGATCCGATCAAGAACGCGGTCATCCTCGACGCCATCGCCCGCGGCGAGATCCCGGCGCCTCCTGCTCGCGATGGAGAGACTCCGGTGCAGGCGCTGAAGCGCGCGACCCGCGGCGAGTGGCGCTTCCCGCCTAAGCTCACCATCGACGTCGGTCGCGAGTCCGCGGCTAATATGAACGAGAACCGCCAAGGCGCGAAGTCTCTCCAAGAGATTGCGGCCGAGCAGGGCACCGATGCCTTTACGCGACTGGAGCAGATCGCTGCGGAGGCGAGCTACGTCAAGGAGCTCTCCGAGCGCTACGAGATCCCCGAGACGGCGATTCGCCTCGTGACCAACTCGCTCCCGAGCACGCCAGCCGCTGCCGCCGCTACGGGCGACAACGTCGCGAGTGCTGCTGCGGAGGCGCAGGCGGAATCGACTGCCGCGCCCGAGGACGAAACGCCGGACCAGCCTCCGACGCCGGCCGAGCTTGCGCGCTTCGCCTCGGTGGACCTGACGCCGACCGATGCGATGGCAGCCGAGGCCAAGCGCGGCCTCGAGTGGCGCGACAAGTTCAACCGTGGCGGCACGGCAGTCGGCGTCGCTCGCGCGCGCGACATCTCGAACAAGGCCAGCCTCTCGCCCGACACGGTCCGCCGGATGGTCTCCTATTTCGCGCGGCACGAGGTGGACAAGCAGGGCACTGGCTTTTCCCCAGGCGAAGACGGCTATCCTTCCGCCGGCCGGATCGCGTGGGCGCTCTGGGGCGGTGACGCTGGCGCCAGCTGGGCGCGTGCGAAATCCGAGGCGCTCAAACGCGAGGAACTGAATCGGCCGACGAACGTCGCCGATGCGCTAGAGGCTGGGCGCAATCGCGCGAAGCGGCCGCTGGAGCGACTCGCGGACAAGGCGACCAAGCTTGCCGCGGTGCGCGAGAAGCTGGGCCAGAACGCGAAGAGCGAGGCGCAGATCGAGCAGGCGCTGAAGCCGCTTGGATTCGCGCCTAAGCCAGTCGTGGCGCCGCCTCCTCCCGCTCCGATCGTCACGCTCTCCGACGCGCGCAAGATGCTCGCCGAGAAGGCCGACGCCGAGGACAAGCTGACCGCGCTCTTCGCGAGTGTGACTGATCGCCGCGCCAAGATCAAAAGCCTCCGCACCCATTGACAATGCATAGTGTCCTTGACGCCATCATCACGAGCAACGAGCAGCTGGGCCAGCGGGCTGAGGAGTTCGCGCAGCTGCTGGTCGAGCACGACAAGACGCTCGACGAACTGCTCGAGCGCATCGGCAAGACGGTGCCGGAGATCCGCAAGGAGCTGGAGTCCAAGCTGACCGAGGCGGTGCCTGGGCTCGTCTCGGACGCCTATGCCAAATACAACGAAGACCTCGAAGGCCGCTGCCGCGCCGCGCTCGCCGACTCGCAGACGAAGCTCGAAGCCGTCCGCGCTGAGATCGTTGGTCTTGCTCAAACGCAGTTCACCGAGGCCGAGAAGCAAATCGGGCTGACCGCGGAGCAGATCGAGTCGCGCATCCTGGGCACGCTGACGGAGGCCGCTAAGGAGCGAATCACGAAGCTTGAGCGAGGGCTTGTCATCGAGATCCAGCACGCGGTGAACGCGGCGCTGCCGAAGCAGGAACTGGCCGCGGCGCCGACGCTGATCGACTCGTATCGCGGGCAATGGAAAGAGGGGATGGTCGCGCAGCGTGGCGATCTATTCTCGTGGTACGGCAGCACCTACCTCGCGCTCGAGGACACGAACGACACGCCGGGTCGGAAGAACATCGCCACCGCTGGCGCGAAGTGGGCGGTGATCGCGGCGCGTGGTGCAGGCGGCGGCGGTGGGGGCGGCGGTGACTCGCTTCCTTCGCAGGCGGGCAACGCGGGCAAGTTCCTCAAGACCGACGGCACGACGACGCTCTGGGAAACGATCCCCGGCGGCGGCGATATGCTCGGCGCGAACAACCTGACCGACGTCGCGTCCGTCACGGCAGCATTCGCGAACATCAAGCAGGCTGCGACTACGACCGCCTCGGGCGTCGTCACGTTCGCGACCTCGGGAGAAAGCGCCGCGCTGAAGGCTGTGCAGGCGAACGACGCGCGCTTGTCCGACTCGCGCACGCCTACCGCGCACGCTTCGACGCATCAGACGGGCGGCAGCGACCCAATCGACTTCCCGGTGGATTCGGTCTTTGGCGCGACCAACACGATCACGCAGGTCGACTACTTCGCGCTTAACACGTCGAGCACCGCGAGCGTGACCACGGCGAAGGCCGTCTGGAATGCGACCGAGGGCGCCATCGAGGTCGGGCTCAACTCCAGCGTCAACGCGCTCCTCGGAGTCGACCAGCACGTCCAGATCTACAACCAGAGCGGCTCCGCCTTCAGCAAGGGCCAAGTCGTGCGGCAGGACGGCTCCTCCGGCACGCGGCTCAAGGTGGTGCTGGCGCTGGGCACCGACGACACCAACTCAGCGACGACGATCGGGCTGGTCGCGCAGTCGATCAGCGATAACTCCAGCGGCTTCATCATCACGAGCGGGCTACTGCGTCCCATCGACACGAACGCATTTAACGAGGGCGACACTCTCTGGCTTTCGGCCACGACTCCAGGCGGGCTGACCAACGTGAGGCCTACGCAGCCGAATCACTCGGTGCGGATCGGGTACGTTATCAAGAAGGCCGGCGTTGCCGATGGCATCATCTACGTCGACATTCTCAACGGCTTCGAGCTCGAGGAACTGCACGACGTCCTCGTGACCACGGTCGCGAATCGCGATTTTCTCTCTTACGATTCCTCGACCACCGTCTGGCGGAATCGGCAGCTTTTCGACTCGACTGCTCCTGCGGCGCTCGGCGTCTCCGCAACTGCCGGCGTCTCGATCACCGCGGCCCGCGTCGATCACGTCCACGCGCGGCCGACGCTCGACCAGCTGGACATCAGCGGCGCGGCTCAGGGCGACATCCTCTACCGATCGGCCACCAGCTGGGCGCGCCTTCCCGCGGCAACTGCCGGATACATTCTCCAGACGAACGGCGCCGCGGCGAACCCCAGCTGGGCGCAGAACACCGGCGGCAGCGGCGCGCCGACCGATGCCGAATACATCGTCGCATCAGCGAATGGCTCGCTGAGTGCCGAGCGCGTCATCAGCAACAGCACCTCGGTCACGGTCAACTTCGCGACCGGCGGCCAGGTCTCGCTTGAACGCGCCGCGCTGACTGGCGACGTCACGGCCTCGCAGAATAGTAACGCGACCACGATTGCCAACGACGCGGTCTCGAACGCGAAGCTCGCAAATATGGTGGCGAGCACCATTAAAGCGCGGGTCACGGCTTCGACCGGCGATCCGGAAGATGCCAGCCTGACGCAAGTCCTCGACCTCGTCGGCTCCACGACTTACGGCGACGTCCTCTATCGCGGCAGCACGAGCTGGCAGCGGCTCGCGCCTTCGGTCTCGGGCTACGTGCTCGCGACGCAGGGGCAAGGCGCGAATCCGCTTTGGGTCGCGCAGACTGGCGGTGGCGGCGGCGCTCCTACGGACGCCGAGTATCTGGTCGCTAGCGCGAATGGAACGCTATCAGCGGAGCGCGTCATCCAGAACTCGACGTCGATCACGGTCAACTTGGCGACGGGCGGGCAGTTCGCGCTGGAGCGGGCAGCGCTCACAGGCGACGTGACCGCGAGCCAGAACAGCAACTCAACGACCATCGCGAACGGCGTCGTCAGCACGGCCAAGCTGGGCGGCGACATCACTACTGCGGGCAAGGCGCTCCTCGATGATGCGGATGCTGCGGCGCAGCGCACGACGCTCGGCCTCGGCACGCTCGCGACGCAGAACGGCACGTTCTCGGGCACGAGCTCAGGAACCAATACGGGCGACCAAACGATTACGCTCACGAACGACGTCACCGGCAGCGGCACGGGCTCCTTCGCGACGACCATCGCGAATGATGCCGTGACCAACGCCAAGCTCGCCAATATGGCCGCGAGCACGATCAAGGCTCGCATCACCGGCAGCACGGGCGATCCCGAGGACGCAACGTTTACGCAGGTGCTCGACCTCGTCGGCTCGGTCACGTACGGCGACATCCTGTACCGCGATTCGACTTCGTGGGCGCGGTTGCCTGCTGGAACCTCTGGGCACTTCCTCAAGACGCAGGGCGCGGGAGCGGCTCCTACGTGGGCGGCGGCGAGCGGAGGCGGCGGCGGATCGACCAACCTCTGGATCGCGGCCTCGCAATGGATTCCGCGCACGACCACGGGCGTCGGCGTGGACTCCACCGAAACGACGACCAACCGGCAGAACTTCGACCAGCTATTGTTCGACGCTGCAACCGATGAGTTCGCGCAGGCTTTGGTCGTGATGCCGACGAATTACAACGCGGGACAAGTCACGGGTCGCTTCTACTGGACGGCGACGACCGGCTCGGGCGCGGTTGTCTGGGGCTTGCAGGGCCTCGCCTACTCGGACGATGACGCACTCGATACCGCGACCGGCACGGCGCAGACCGTGACGGATACGCTGCTGGCCGCGAACGATATGATGATTTCCGGCGCGACTTCCTCGATCACCATCGGCGGGACGCCCGGCGCGAACAAAGCGGTGCAGTTCCAGATCTACCGCGACGCGGATGCAGGCGGCGACACCCTCGCCGTGGACGCCCGCCTCCTTGGCGTTGAAATCTCCTACACGTCGAGCTGATGAGGGCGCGGCATAGACATTTCAAGCCAACTTCAGTTGGTGCATTTATTGCTGTTGATAGTCGTTACATCAACCAAAGCGACAACACGGCGATAAGCACTTGGTCCGACCGAAGCGGGAGTGCTAATGACGTGACGCAAGCTACGGGAGCAAATCAACCCGTCTATCGCACAGGCGTCCTTGGAGGCAATGGGGTTGTGCGATTTGATGGCTCAAATGATTTTCTTGAAAGCCCTACGATAGTAAAGAGCCAGCCTTACACTTCCTTTTTGGTAAATCTACCGAAACAATTTTACTCAAATTACAATGAGGTATTCGAGGATTCAAGTTTAGGATGCCTTTCTGCAATAGCTCCAAGCGGAGGAGTTGCAAAACACGACACGTATGCAGGCGTAGACCTATTCGGGGTAGCAGCAACTGTTAATGCGTGGTTTATCGGCAATCACGTATTCAACGGCTCAAGTTCAAAAAACGAGATAAATGGAGGGTCGATAACAACCGGGAACGCAGGCACCAACAATATCAACGGAAAATTTCAAGTGGGTCGAAACTGGAATAGTACGATTTATGTGAATAACGATTTTGCATTTGGTATGGTTTGTTCCGGTGCATTAAGCGACAGCCTTCGCCAGCGCATAGACCACAGCAACGCCTACAGTTTCAAACTAGCCTGCTCGTAATGACCACCTACCTCACCCTCGACTGCGCCCTCCGCGCCGAAACCGACCCGACGGCCATCTCCAATCTGGAGCGCAAGGGGTGGGTCGTCACCGTTCCGCCGAGCTACGACCCGGCCACCGAGCAGGCGCCCGTGTGGGAGAACTGCGGATGGGTGGTGAAGCCGCTGCCGCCCCCGCAGCCGTACCGCGTAAGCAAAGATACGATCACGAGCCGCGTGCTCGACGCCGGCAAGATCCCCGATCTGATGGCGGTGATCGCCGGCTTGAGCGCGGAGGAGCAATTCCTATGGACCAACTACGCTTGGTTCTGGAATAACAATCCCACGGCCATCGCCATTTGCGCGCAGCTCGGTCTCGATCCCGCGGTGATCCTCGCGCCTGATCCCTACCTTACCTAATGAAACGCATCCTCGCCTCGCTCCTGCTAGTTGCTACCGCGTTCGCCCAGACGAGCGACACGCTGACCGTTAACACCGGACAACAGATGGCGTTCTCGGCTGCGGCCGAGGGCACGCCGCCGCTTACTTGGCAATGGCTGAAGAACGGCGTGGCTATCGCCGGCGCCACTAATGCCACCTACACCGTCGCATCGGCCGCTACCACCGACTCCGGCACCTATCGGGCTCGCGCCACCAACTCGGCCGGCAGCGCCGAATCAAACGCGCTGACGATCAACGTCGTCGTGCCGGTGGTGGCGCCGAAGAATGTCGTGGCGAGCGTGGTTGTGACGACCCCCACGCAGGGGGGCAATTCCGGTTCGCGTCCTCGCTCCCCGAAAGATTAACGTGAAGACGACCGACCAACTCCTAGCGCTCGCGCAAATGGCCGGCGACCTGATCGCGCGGCTGGACCGGATGGAGCAGCAGTTCGCGACGCAATCCATCTCGCTCAACGCCGCCGACAAGGCGCTTGCCGCAAGCCTTGACGGTTTACGCTCTCTTGACGCCGCCGCGCTAGAGGCTCGCATCGCCGCCATCGAAAAGAAACTCTCCCAATGAGCAGCCAACTCGAAAGCATCTACTCC